GTGCTTTCTGTATAATATACACAGTTATTTATTCCAAACTTAAAACTTGTTTGCGTTGATTTCCACTTGCATTTTGCCAGTTTCGGCGAAATCCTGTAATTCAATTAGTCGTGCCATTAGCTGCTGTATTTCGTGATTGAGCAAACGTGCTTCTGCGGCTGAAAGTGTTAGTTCTTTATTGTTACCTGCTAGACCACGAATACGATCAGCAAAGTTACGAATAGCATTAGTCGAGGTCACTGGCATTTTGTGTAATCCTTAGTTGTTCACGCATTTCAAGTTTGTCCTTATAAGGACCTTTGAATTCATTTGCATCAAGTGTAGATACTTTAGGACAAAAGCTTTGTACCCAACCAGTATCAAATTGAATAATGTAATAACCAGCAGCATGTAATGTTCTGCTTTTTTCTGTTTTAGTAAACACAGGGATCTTTCTCTTTAAATCCCAAATTGGATTATATGCAGCGCACTTAACTGGATATCCTAAAATTGATTGTTCCTGTACAGCAGGTAGTTCTTCAACTTTAGGAGTATCCACATTAATGGCTAGATCCCAACATGCTTTATCAAAGTTTTCATAAGTCGTTTCAATGTTGTTAATTACGACCTTAACAACATCTGCTTGACTCATAGTGCCTTGCTTTAATCCTGCATCGTTTTCAAGGATCCAGAATTTATTGGGCATTATTGTTTTAGCCCTTAGCATTTAGTAGTTCCCCTTGATATTCCTTCTTAAGCCATTCGCTATACTGTGTAGCTTGTTCACTTAGCTTAGCAAGATCATACTTACCACAGAACTTAAGGAAGTGTGTGCCAATTTGGCTAGGAACATCTACGTTGACAAGAGCTTTAATCTCACTATCAAATAGTGTCTTAACATCATCTGGCTGTGCAGTAAGGTCAATTAGTTTAACATTACGTTCGTAATCATCAAGTACACGATGCTCAACATTATCATGGTCAGTCCAACGCTGCAACATCATATTGTTCCAAGCATAACCCTTCTTACCCATATCAGCAAACGCCTCAGTGAGACCAACCTTATTCTTGCTGCCTTTAGTACGTACACCAGGGTAAGCACTAAACACGTTATCAGTTGGATCACCACGCATACACTTTTCAAATAGTACATACTTGGGATCGCCAATAGACTTTTGTTCGCCAGTCTTCTTATCCTTAACTGGCTTCATCTTATCGTTAAACACGCCATGAAGGTTAGTCCATTCACCAGTTACACCATTAAACTGTGTAACACGTTCGCTAATAAGCTGATGGAAGTCTGAGTCGCTTGAGATAATAATGTGTTCATCGTTTGGATGCAATGCAATCCAACGTGCAATCATATCATCTGCTTCACCTTGCGGATGACGTAATACAGTGCAAGCAGTCTTTTCCTTAAAGAACTTGTTCATGTCATCGTATGCTTCGTAGAAGAGCTTATCTTCTTCGCTCTCCTCCGCAGTCATTGCCTCACGAGCAGCACTGCGATTGCGCTTATAAGGAGGATAAAAGTCCTTACGCCAGCTACGCCCTTCTAGGCAAATAACAACATGGTCACCACCAAGATCACGCACAGCCTTATGAATGCTGCTTAACGTGATATGAATGGCATAACCAAGTTTGGTCCATTGATCTGTTCCACGTGCCGCAACATGCCTAGCACGGAAAAATGTGTTTGACGAATCGACGAGTAAGTATTTCATACTTTCACTATACATTAAATTTGTGAGTAGTCAAGTGTTTAAAAAGGTACTGTGCCCAAAATAAATGATCGTATTCATTTGCAATTTTGGCATAAGGATCAATAAAGTTATTTCCCCAATCCTTATGTAAATTTTCTGGCACGTTAGTAAATGGATCAACTGCATTAAAGAATAAATGAGTTACCTTTTTGTTATCCAAGTATTGGTGTAACTCATAAATTTCTTCGTGCTCTTGAACAGTTTTCTTTTCAACTTTAGCCCAACCAATAATTACTACAGTATGTTGTTTGGGATCAATGTTATTGATATACTCATACGTAGTATCTAAAATGCGCCTATTGGTTGAACTCGCTTCTGCTCCGCATATTAGTGCAAGCTTAAGAAGCTTAGAAAGATGCATACCATAACAAACAGCAAGATTATCTGGGTGTGGTTTTGATCCTAGTGCTACGAATCTAAAATCATCATTTGCAAATGAAAAATTGGTTGCAGTTTTTGCACCAGCACTATAATCTTCACCATTTACATAAAGTATCATGAAACTTCTGTTTTACCATCATCGCCTACTTTGCGATTGATATACCTTACATTGTCTGGTGGAGACTTTTGAGCAACTTCCTGTTCATAAGCTTCTGCTAACACATTGCGGCAAATGCTTCTAAACCACATATCAACTACATCTTCATCTGTTTTACCTGGATAACCAGAAGCACGTAGTTCCTTAATGAAAGCATCGTTCCAATCAAGTTCAAAACTACCGTTGCCTAGATTTTTCTTATCTACGTCAACAGATAAAACATTAATATATGGTTCGCCCTTTTCAGTTGCGATTTCCTTAGGTGTCTTTGTTGCTTTAGGCTTACGTGGTTTTTTAGGCTTTGCGTTCTTTTCACGCATTTCCTTTACCACTCGCTCATTACGCTTTACTGCTTCGTCCATTTCAAGTTGATATTGACGGCGCTTTTCTTCCTCGGCAAGTGTATCGCCAAGTTTAAAGTTATCGACTATCTTTTTCCATAATGACATATTAGTTCCTTTCGTGGGCGTATTTTAACGCAACTATTGTAGCAACACCTGAGTCCTTAAAATTGAAAATTATTTCACTGTTATCTGAAAATGGTTTCATGTACCAAGAATAATCTTTTGGCCAATCTAAATCATACTCATTTTGTAGCCAGTGTGTTATCTCAATAGCTTTTTTGTATCCGCCCTTGATAATCATGTGCCCCATGCATTCTTATATAGCGGCACTTGAATACGTGGGCTAAAACGTAACCCGTTGTCACGACAAAAGTCTGCAACCTGACGCTCGTTTAATTCATATACATGATTAACACCGACAACAGGCATAAGATACACAGGAATGTTAATACCAGCAGCTTCGTATTCCTTCTTTGCTCGCATAGCATCCTCAACATCTTGCTGTGTGCTAACAACAAACTTAAAGTAGCTTCGATGATCTTTAATTGTAGTGTACTTCTTAACAACATCAGGACGAATAGCTTCTTCCCAAGCTTCGCCACTGCATGGTAGCTTGGCTGAGATACTAAATGTAACCTCAAGTCCAGGCCACACTGCCTTGCTGTTAAGGAAACCCCACAACTCCTCTGATAATGGTTGTGTGCCATTTGTTTCAAATGTTAAATGTGTTAGCCCAATGTCCATACATGCTGCAATAAGCTCTGGATAAGAACGCTGCCAACCAAGTAGAGGTTCACCACCCGTGATGATTAGGTGTTTGTCTCGTCCAAACGTTCCGCCTGGGAGGAGTTCTTTGAATCTCTCAATGATAGAACTAACTTCCAATACAGGACTAAGATGCTTAAATTTAGGATCCCAACTAGCATAACTGTCACAACCGGTTGAAACCAGAGGAAGCTCACTGTAGCTGCTGTAACTATTAGGGTCAATGAGATCACGTTCCCTGGATACTTCTCCCCTAGCCATGCCGAATCCGCCGCAAGTAAAATTACAGCCAAAAGTCCTAAGAAATATGGAAGGTACTCCAATGTATTGTCCCTCTCCTTGTAAACTATAAAATAGTTCTGCTACTTTAATCTTGCTCATCATTTGCCTTCATTAGCATATATGATCCATCTTTTTGTTGGATCCATTCAATTTTGTCGCCGGCATCCCAGCCCATTTGATTTAACGCACTGGGCGGGAGTTCAATGTATAGTTCATCGCTCCCGCCCTGTGTACGCACTTCTACAATCCAACGATTGTTACCTAAATCCTTAGGGTAATTACTCATTAGTGCTTTCTTCTATTTTAACACAAAGACCAATGCCAGCACCGTGAACTAACACGCCACCTAATCGATCACATTCCTGTTTATGAAAGTTAAGTTTGGTTGCAAAGTTATAAGATAAAATTGCAGTAGAAATTAAAATCACAATGATCGCTAAAGTAAAAACTTTAGTTAAATCAATTCTTCGTTCCATTCGCGATGTCCTTCTCTATATGCCATGTTGGCTTGGGTTTCGCGAACTTCAACACGATAACACCATAATCTAGCAGCTTCACTTGGTCCCCACATGTCAGGAATATACACGCTGTTGATATACTTGTAAAGCATATCAGCCAAACTTTCACAACCTAACTTGGGTAAGATAGTAAGTTTTGCCATTTTCTTTTCTTGTAGCATCTTAAATGTTTCGATCTCCGGATCATCTTCTGCTACTAGTAATGTATGGTCAAACTGATCTTCCAAAATCTTCTTAAGTTCCTTTAGACCACCATAGTCTGCTGCCCAGTTACGAGCATCCAAATCATTAGTGCCAAAGTAAAACTTCATAGAGAAGCTATAGCCATGGATTAAATTGCAGTGACTGTCCGCACGCCACTGACGATATGCACATGGAAATGCATTAACGTATTCTTTTGTTGATGTGTACTTGTATGATACAGGTGTATTTGCCATAAGTTTTTCCTTTTGTACGACACGCAGAGTTCTTTTAGAGGGGTGAGTGTCAAGGCCTCTTATAGCGTATATTAAGCTAACTTAACATTAGCTATCAATATTTATTTTTTCTGCTGTAGTACGCTGTAGTGCCGTTACCGTGTACGTTTTTGCACAAGTCTGTTTTAACAAACTCTAGAGCAAAACGTGTTTCATCTGCTTCTTCCATAAAAACGAAAAAACACGTCTTGCCGTCTGGGGCAACTAAATCTCCCCAGTTACCAATTGCAGCATTCTTGTCTGGTGCCAATAGTCCGTTCCAAACAAATACTGTGCCTGCACAGTTTTCTTCTACCCATTGGCGTATACGCATACGACTTACCCAAGGAATCGAGCACTCGTAAAATCTAAAATCATCAACATTAATCAACCATGTTAGTTCATCATAGTCACTAATGTAACGTAGATTTTTATTAAGTCTTATATCCATTCCTCAGCGATGCCCAAAATTTCTGCTAGACCTAAACCAATAGCAAGCATTAGGATTGCAGGAGTAGATCCTTCTAAATGACCTATCACAATTAAAGTTATAATACACGATAAGCAAGCAGTGATCCTAATACCGCTTTTCATAAAGCTAATTTTTTGATGCCAGCTCTTATATTTGTTTTCAAATTCATTCGACAATTGGGGGATCTCCTTGCGTTAGATTGTACATATTTAAATAGTCTTCCCACGCTTTCTTTAGCGCAGGATACTTATCATGCAGTACACGTTGCTCATGACTGGTATATACAGTAGGTTGAGCTGCTTCAGGAATTATTCCAAAACTATTATCATAGCTTGTGCCAGTATCTAACGACCATTCAAATACATCATCATTGGAAATGTTAATGATGTATTTGCTTAAATCAATATCACTACCGTTGTATTCAGTTACATCAAGGTCGCCGCTAACAGTGATAGTAACGTTCATATTATCGTCTGGATCCATATTATCCTCGCAACATAAGTTGTACTAAAATATCATTAATACGAGTACCCATATCCTCACTGTCAGTAACCATAAACAGTTCATGGTCTGGTCGATATGAACTTGAATGAACTGGACTATCAATATTCTTCCAAGCTTCTACAATGTGTCCACCATTTGCACGATGCAAACGAATGTTCCACCCTTCAAAGCTTTTATTAAAGCCCGAGGTTCCCTGTGTACTTGGAACTGCTTCTATTGCGTAACCTATTTCTGGTTCTTCTTTTAAGTAATCACGTAACCATTGTTTAAAGGAGCGACGCTTTGGCTTTACGTCTTCATCAGTTGCCCACGAAGGAGCAGATGATCCAATCCCATTGCCTTTTCGATACTTGTTCACTTTATAACCCATCGTCATTCTCCCAATCGTGTTTTACCATTGCTTCGACAATCTTGTAATTCTCGTAAGCTTCTTTTAGTGCAGGGTATTTTTCAATTAAGTCCATAGCAGGTTCAATAATACACAATCGTTCCATTAACATCTCAAGTGTTTTTGCAATGTGAATGTCTTCTTTGCCTTCACGACGAATAATAATATCATTGTTGTATGAATTGCTATATGCTTGGGTAGAAGTTGACCATGTTGAAGCAGTAGTGTAATAACCACTGCTCCCTACTGCACCTGCAGTTAGATTACCCCAATTAACTGTAGCACAACCAGTTGAACCATATATATTTGGGATATTTGTAGCCATTAGCCATGTCCCTTCATACTCAAACAAATGTCATAGAACTCCTTCTTAAGTGGAGCATGAGTATCAAACGCACCAAGCATAATAGCTGTGGTCATGTCGCTTTCATGTTCACGTACACCGCGCATTGTCATGCAATGGTGTTCTGCTTTAACAAGAACTGCAATGTTATCTGTCTTTGCATACTTCTTAAGTGCGTCTGCAATCTGCGTAGTCATTTCCTCTTGAATCTGAGGACGTTCGCAAATGTGATGCACAAGGCGATTGAACTTGCTTAGACCAATTACTTCATCTTCTGGTACAATACCAACCCAGCAACGACCAACAATGTTTTGAAAGTGATGAGCGCAAGTGCTGCGAATAGAAATAGGTCCAGTAGTATAAAGACTCTTGTATCCCATGTTAGGGAACGCTGTTACCTTTGGTATTGGACGATAACGACCATTAAATGTTTCAAGAATAAACATCTTAGCTACACGGCGTGAAGTATCCCGTGTATTGTGGTCATGCTCAGTATCAATTACTAGCGCGCCTAATACTTTTTCAAAATGCTCTGCAACTTCGTTTACTAGTGCATCTAGTTCACCATCATTAATGAACTCTGCAATATTGTCGTTGCTATGAAACCTTGCCCCTGCATCTAAGATGCGCTGGCGAATCTGTTCTGAAACTTTCATCTAAAAACTCCTATAGTATAGTATAGCAAAAAACTGCGATAATTTAAATTAATTCTTTAGCTCGTAGCAGTACTGATCCCAGCACATATCTTCGAGTGTCTTTTCAAGTTTAACCAAACTGCTTAAGTTATCCACAATGGCGCTAACAGCATCACCTTCACGGGGCGGACCAACTTTGTACATAAGTTTAATATTAGTAACTTTTTCCATTGCACGGATAACATCAAAGACTGAATATCCTTTTGCACTACCGATGCATTCATATGGTGTGTTTTGTGGTCCAGCGTTGATTGCTGTAACAATAGCGTTAGCAACATCTAACACATGAACATAGTCACGTATGCAAGTACCATCACGGGTTAGATAATTGGTGCCATTAATAACGAAATCACGCTTACCAATAATTGCTTGTGCAACAGCTTTGATTAGGTGTGGTGTTTTAGCTAACTGATGATTTACTCCATCAGTGCCTGATACATTAAAGAAACGGAAGATAGTGTAGTTGCTGCTTTTTTCTTTGATAATATCTTCTGCTGCCATCTTGCTACGTGCATACGGACTAACCATACTAAACACTGAGCTTGAACTTGCAAAGATAAAATGATCGTTCTCAATACGATCTAAAACGTTTGCAGTGCCCATTGCATTAACACGGTAGTAATCAGTTGGTTCACGTAAACTAACTGGAACACTGCCTCTTGCTGCTAAATGAACAATACAGTCAAAAGAACCACGTACATAATGAGTAATATCCCATTCTCTAAAGTCATCAATGTAGGGAGTAATGTTGTTATACTCCCCATGAATGTTGATATCCCACCCAGTTACATGGTATCCATGCTGCTTTAAAACTTTGCATACATGGCTGCCAATGTAACCAGTCGCACCTGTTACAAGTATTTTCTTCATGTTCTATTTAGATTGCCATTGACTTCTTAATAGTCGAGTATAATTCTTTACCGTTAAAGAACTTATCGCCAGTTTGTGCTGCCATTTCCTTAGACTTCTCATAAAGGTCATTGCGTTCCATTGTGTTACGAATGAACTGCATTAGATAACCCTTATTGTCTTGGTATGCTTTCCAACTTGTTACCCAACGATTTAGATACTTTTCTTCCCACATCTCAGTATAGCTTAAACGATCTGGAACCATTGGATATGTTCCAACTAGTGCAGCTTCGTATGCGCTAATACCAAGTGTTTCTTGCAAGTTAGCACTAAACATAACTTTGCTCTCAGCCATATGCTTATGGTATTCATCTTTGCTCAAGTTATGTTCTTGTGCAATGAACCATTCATATTCTGGCATACTCTCAGCAAGGTCTTTAAAGATTTCAACTTGCTTCTCTGGAGCAATGCGATGTGGGAAGATGATCTTATTCTTCTTCTGCACTGTATCATATGGCTGCATCACCTTTGGCAGATACTCCATAGGCCAACCAACAATGTGACACTTAGGATCTACTGCACCCTCAAATGGGAAATCAAATAGTGTTTGCAAAAACATGTCTAAGTGGAATTGAGTTGCAAAGAAGTTATCATCATAGCAATCATACATGCTACGCTCTGCATTACGTACCCATGGCTTATTGCCAATAAGTCGTCCTAAGAAGTCCTGTGGATCATAACTACCGGCATGCCATAGTCCGCCAATACGGATCTTAACACCAAGTAATTCAGCCATGTACTTAAGCTGTATTACAGTTGGGTTCCATGCATCTGTGTATAGGAAATAGTCGCCGTTCTTAATATTGCCAAATGCAAACTCACGGCTAATCTCAATCATTTGCTGTGCTTTATAGTTGTTAGTGCCAGCAAAGTTTAAAAACGCACCTGGTGTTGTTGCCATTGGAACATCACCGCCTGAAATCTTTACAACATCCAACCCAGCTTCACGCATTTGGATTGGTAAGTGTTCTTTCCATTGCTTTGTATAACGTGTGTCTACAGCTTCAATGTCGACAATATAAACTCTATTCATATTCTTCTCTTTTCTGTTCCCACATCAATAATATCCAACTAGCATAGCTTTGAATGCGTGGATGTAATTTTAATATAACTGTATCCCCATAATAGTTAGGAACAATTTTAAAGTCTACATTAATTGTAAACTCAGCTTCACGCATTAATTTTTTAATTTGCTGTATCGTGGTGTTTGGATAACGTGTATTTGTACGTCGGCATCTAAACATAGGTAACCCCAGTGGAAACCAATTGGTTTCCACTGGGGTGTTATCTACAATAATATATTCTATTTCGCTCAAGGTACGATACGAATTGATGTATTGTCCATCCCAACATCCTTTACCATGTAGTAAAGTCGTTCAGCATGGTCTGGGCTTAGTCGTACACACCCATGACTTGCTGGGCGCCCAAGACGCTTAACATCATATGTTGCATGAATGGCATATCCGCCCTTAAAGAAGATGCTGTTTGGCATTGGAGAGTTATTATACTTCCTGCTGTAATGCATCTTAGTCATGTAGTATGGACTAAAATCACCATATGGTGTGCGGTAGCCCTTACGTGCAGTGCTAACAGGATAAACTTCCTGCTGCCCATTTCCATTTTCCACATACATTAGCTGATCACTAATGTCTACAGTAATGCTTACCCAATCAGCTTTTGCTGGGTTGGAAAGAAGGGCGATAAACATTGCCCCCATTACTAGCGAAGCTAGCTTATTCCATGCCATAACGGGCATCCTTCTTCCAGTTGTCAACTACACGGTCGCCCCTGCGCCAGCGTGAGTACTGACCCCATGGCGTATCGCCCTTGTATAGATGGGCTTCATTAAACGAATACCCATACTCTACGCAAAACTTGCGATAGTTATCGAGATCGTCAAAAATCTTAATCATTTGGTCCTTCATTGGATTTCTTCCTCTGTATAAGAATAAGTTTCAAATTTTACAAAAGTGCCGTTCTCGTTATCTTCGCTAATTTCGATCCATACTGTTCTCCCCGGATACTTGGAGTTGATTTTAGAGTATAAATCTTCTGCGATCATTTCGCAAGACTTATAATCCAGTTGTAGTTCACCTTGACCATAGAGGTTATTGAGCCAACGCTTAAATTGGATAAACTCAATGTCTCTGTCATCATGGTATACTTCGATATAAACTTTAAAGTGGAAAATATGGCGATGAGGATGTCCAAGAAAGCTCACATCATATTCATCACCTGTAGCGAGCTTTGGATCTGTTAGTGCTGCGGGGTAACGGTGAATACCTTCACGCTGAAATGTTACCCAAATCATTTTTTCTGTTGTCACTGTGTGCATGTTCGTATCCTACTGTAAAACAATCGTTTTGTCAAAGTGTATTTTGGTTAAGTCCAATTTAAGTAAGCGCGGTTAAATCCTTCTGGACGATCCAAACTATCCTGAAATGCCTGTTGCCATTCTGTATTGCGGTTATATCCTTTTGTCCAAAAGTTTTCTACATTAAGCTTGCCAGTTTCAATTTGGCTAACAGCTTCAAGCATACAAGCATGGAACCCTGGTGTACGTGGACTTGGGCATACCATTGTAACTGCATTCCAAAGAAGGTAATCAAACGTGCTAGCTACTTTTGGATGCTTGCCACTTGCAAATACTAGCAATGCATTTGGATTGTAAATGTCTTGTGTTAATGAAATTGCGTTATTGCTTAGATCAACAACAACATCGTATTTGCCTTCTGAGTATTGCTGTACTTCAACACTATGTTCTTCCATCCAAAACTCTTTGCTGTAATTACCAATTACATCAATGCCGCTATAAACACCGCGCAAGTTTAGATTAGTGTATACAACATGACTTAGGAACCCTGTGCCAATAATGGCAATGCGTTGTCCATTAAAGATATCTGCACGTAGCATTATCTCACGAAACACATTAATGCCACATGCAATTGGTTCTACGATATACTTTTGATGTAACTCTGGAACTTTCACATACGTTTCAATGGGGGCATTGTAATAATCTGCGTATGCAGGTTCACCACGAGTTGCAACGTAATCGCCAACAGCTACGTCTCGAACTTGACTACCAATTTCTGTAACAATACCAAGTCCTTCGTGACCATGCATCCACAACGGTAAGCTAAACTGACCTTTCATCATGTCAATATCACTACGACAAATGCCAGTCATTACTGCTTTAACTTCAATCTCGTATGGTTTAATCTCAGGTTTATTCCAAATAATTTCCTCGAAATAACCTTGACCCATTGTAGTTAATAGTCTTACTTCACGCTGCATTTAATTCCTCTAGTACTTTATGAATCCAAATGTCTTGTATTCGTTGATCATTCCAAAACTCGTCAACATTTTGATTGCGTAAAGCAGTTTGTATCATAGTACTATACGCTTCCTCGGGGCAAAGACCAAGTGGATATACGGCACCAGCCTCAGTAAACATTTCAATTCCAACATTATCTTCACGCATACTGCGCCAATCTGCAATTAGAAGCAATCTAGTTTCAGCTAACGCCATTTCAATTGCACAATAATCATCAACATTATAAATGCCATCTGCTTTAACTGTGCCATAATCGCTTGATGTTAAGTCAGATAGTTGTGATCGTTGCTGTACTAATTTTCGATAGATGCCAAAATCTCTAAATGATCTTGGGTAGAACATTGGAAGATAGCTTAGCAAGTGTGGCATTAAATCTCTGCTAACGCCACCCCATGCTAATTCCTTTGTAGTAAACCAAGTGCCTGGATTTGGTACACGATTGTAATTGATCCAACTCAAACGTATAAACCCTGCTGTTTTAGCATCATCGCACATCTCTTGAATGTTTGATCTATACTGGTTATTTTTAACCATCATTAGTCTAACATCAGCTTCGCTTGCTTTTTGCCAACGCTGTGGTTCTATAAAACCAGGTTTCTCTACAAATACAATACTGTTTGGCTTATGCTTGCCTTGTACATACTGATAAAACAATTCTTCATGTGTGAAGTTTGGTGTACAGATATGTACTGTGTCGTATTCATCACTGGCACAAGCTTCAGCAAAGTTAGTGAAGGTTGGGTTCTTAGTTGCATCCTTGTCAACGGTTACAACGTCAGCACCCAACTGCGTTAAGACATCAACATACAATTTGCCAATGCCAAGCCCAGCAACTAAACTTTTCATTTATCCCCTTTGTAGGCTGACCAATCTGTGTATACTTCCTTGCCTAGTAGTGATTGCAAGTGATGAGTCCATACACCAGGATTGCTATAGCCCCACTGTGTATCATCAATTTTAAGTGTAGTATGATAGTTAAGCAATTTAATGTATGGCATCTTTACGCTTACCATTGGGATAAACTTCATACGCTGACAATAACCAGCTTCGTGTACACGATTAATATCTGCAACATCAAAGTCTAGTGTAACCCAGTAATCTGTGTTATCAAGAAAATGATGAATGATGCGCTCAAACTTTTTAGCTGTAGCCACGTCAATGTTTTTGTATGTTTGGCTTGTGCCAAAATACAAATGCTCAACTACATAGCCATCTTCTGCAAGATCCTTAATCTCTGTAGTGATCTCATCAATAGATGGTGTGCCTACGATAAATAATGTCTTGGTACCGTAAGCAACCGTGTGTTCAACTTCTACACCAGTAAAGAAAGTGCGTGTTTGTCTATCTGCTAAGCTCATGCTGTCTCTTTAGCCAGTTTTACCATCTGCTGGAATTGTTCGTAACTTGCCTTAACAGCAGGATTGGAATTAATAAGATTCCTTTCCTCTTGCCACTCACGTTCCATTCGCTCTAGTCTTTCAATAAGACTACGGAATGATGGCGAAACGCCAACAGTAAACTTTAATGCAGGTTGACTATTAATGTAATCCTGCATTGTGTTTGTTTGAATGTACTGATAGTCGCCTTCAATCTTAATCATTATCTTCCTCGTCGAGTTTGTCTGCTTTGTTTTGATCTAGTTCGTATTCATCTTCAATGCTAACGTTATCATCCACTAATACTTCTGGTGTATCAAACATTGCATTAAAGCCAGTCTTACTATTAAGCGTTTTCTTACCAACAGCACCACGTTGACCAATGATACGTAGATAGAACTTATCCCACTTATCAATTTCTGCTTCTGCTTCCGCACGATCAGTCTTTGAGAAAATGCTATCAATAATGTCTCTAAACACTACACGTTCAAAGCGTTCATCAATAAGCATTGCTGGGAACATTCCCTTATTATAATAAGCATCGTTAGCACGTTGTACAGCTAAGATGTGTAACCAAGTGTTATGTCCCATCTGCAAGGCATAGCTGAAAGTATCCCAGCTTGTCTTAGATACAACGCCCATCTTGTTTGCTTTGTTTGGAGGATATACACAAACATCCTTAACTTCTAATAGTTCTGATACAGGACTATCCTCAAACTCTGGAACAATCTTTTCTTGCAATAACCCATCACGCAATGTACGTGTATCACTGCTGTACTTTCGATTATCAATGCTGGGTTCCATCTTATAGATCCACTTTTCTCTATCCTCTAAACGAATAGTTGTGTAGATCAACCCATTAGCATTAGCGAGGAATGGACTTGCACAGTCAAAGCTAATCGTAAAGTTTGGATTATAATACTTGCGTACAGCATTTTGTAAGTCAGTAAGCAGTACAGCCCACTCCATCTTTGATGTACCTAAGAAGTGCATCCAATCATGCACGCCTTCTACTAGAAGTCCATCAAAATGTAGTGCAACAAGTCGCTTTAAGATTAAGTGGATGTCACACATATTCTGACCACCCATAGCCCAGCCATTAAAGTGCTTGTCATACTTCTTTGGATCACAGAAGTCCTTCATCTGCTGATACCAGTCCTCTGCATCAGCGTGTGTTTCACCCTGTAGCACGTTGAGGAACTTACAAGCACCAGTTCTATTCTCAATGAAGAATTGATTGTTATACTTGGTTGCATTAACAGCTTCTTGATAGCTAGTAATACCTGTTGCAGCAATACCTGCTGGGCTACGACTGACCCATGCTGGAATATCTAAGATGATGCCATAATCCATATAAGCATCCATCCAGTTAAGAACTTGCTTACGCTTTGCTTGTGCTGCATCAAGTTTAGCTTGATACACTTTTGCGTGATCAACTTTCTTATACTTTGGATTACCATTACGATCAGTCTTTGGATTACCAGTTTGATCAATAAGTGGAATCATATCAACGCCTTTGGCAACTTGACGTGCCATCTCCGCTGCTACTTCTGGCCCAGTTGGATCTCTCCACTCGCCTTCCCACTTACCTTTACCAATCTGGAAGCCCCCAGAGTCACCAAGCATAAAGCTAGTACCATCACGGGGACGATCACGGATCATGCTTTCCTTTGGTACTACTTGTGTAATATCCAATTGTGCGTGACCTGCTGAATGCAATCCCCATGGGTAATAGAAGATGCTCTTTTGAGGATCTAAAAAGTTTAGACCTTCAACGCCTTGTGTCATCTTCTTTGGGATACGTTCTTTAGGAACGTAGTTTGAGTTATGTCTCTGCCTGCTTACTGCTGTATTATAAAAAGTAGAAATGGCAGGCAAAAACACTGCATGTTTTGGGCGTGTTAAATCATTACCCTTTTGAAACTCATATAACTCATGATTTGATTGTTTGTTAGATTGCTCTGCCAAAATGTACTCCTTACTTTGAAAGCATTGGAATGATATAGTCGTATCCAGCGAGACCTGAATCAACACTAATCATCATTCCTGGTCCACCCATCTGGATTGTCTTATTACCAGCGAGTGTTAGTACACTATTTACCACGAGAACTGGTACTACAATAGTTTCCTTAACCTTCTTATCAACACCAGTATGGAATACGAAGCTACCATTGTGTGAAGAACCATCACCAATGCTTGCACGTACATCACCGTTTTCAATACGGAATGTAACAGCCTTCTCTTCTGGGTGTGCAGATGTCTGATACTTTAGACGCTGCTGTGCAGCAACAGTTGGGATAAATGTGCATGGCCAGCTTGTTACGTTGAACTTTAGAAGTGGTTCAATGTTTTCAATAATGTTTGAAGCCATCAAACGGAACTCGTTCTTGAAGTCGCCTGCTGCGTTTTCAAATTTAATGTTAACTGGCTGTTCAACATTATTAACAGCTCTGCGATCAACAGTTAGCTTTGCACCGTCATCCTGATATTCAGGAATGTTTAGTAGTGTGCTGAGTAGCGGAAGATTTGGAATACCAAATAGTCCCTCAAACTCTGGAATAACACCGTGAAGCTTAGCACGTAGAACAACAGTTCGTTCCTTTTCAGTTGAACTGATCTTGGTTTCCTTGTCTGTTCCGTCAACACGAAGGTTGTCGAAACAACCGAGGCTAACAGTATGCTTAACGATATCAATTAGATAGTCTTTCATCTTTCATCCTATGTTTAATGTATGTAGAATAGCGTGTTGACCGTATAAGGTCAAATTATATAATTTACTTGCCGCTTACTATTTTGCGAATTAATTCTATTCGCTTTTTATGGTGCAAGTCGTGTGTCTTAAATGAAGGTTGTTCTTTAATAAAACCAACACTTGGGTATTTCTTTATCAGCTTTCTATTGCCATCTTTTTGGAATATCATATAGCTGAACGTTTCTTTATCAGACACAAAATGTTCGAGCAAAACCAAATTTTGATGAGTTAAAAAGTTAATGTACATATGTGGTGTACTGTAAGTCATCATTTGATCTTCGAACATTTTAAATCCACGCACAGTTGCACAATTGTTATAATTAAAAATCAATATACCACCTGGCATTAGACGCTCAATAAATTTGTGCAATATGATTTGTATTGAATACCAAGGTAAAAAAGGAAATTCATTAAAAGCGACAATTAACCCAATATCATTTTTTGGCAGTAAGTTAATGTCGTTTAAGTGATAAAACTTTAACTTTCTGATAAAATCAGGATGAAACTTTTCTTTTTGCAAAGAAAAATATTCTTTAAAGTTTTCCATGATATACATTGGTTCGCAATGCTTAATTGCATTTAGTAAATCAGTATTTTTAGCACCGTATACTAATCCTGGATATTGCCAATTTGAGTAATTAAAAATCTTAGAAGAAAAAGAAGTAAACTCATCTTTGTTTGGAGGAAAGAGCTTTATCCATTCCAAATGTTCGTGAAATAACATTTGTTCAGAGTTTTTCTTCCAAATATCTTCACCAGCATTTATATATTGCTCAGCATCATTGTAAACAATTCTTTTTAGATTTTTGCTAATAGCTAAATTGTTGTCTTGATACTGTTGCAATAGATGCTTAATTTGTTCAGCTAATTCTTTTTGTTCAGCAGTGCTTACGTATGTTAGATCATTTAAACTAGATTCTACGTCGGTAACGTAATTATTTACCTTACCTATTACAGACGCAAAATCTATTTTTTCTAACTCTAGTGATTTTTTTAATATATCGCTTAACTTAAGTCCCATAGATATATTTAATTAACCAAACATTGCATTAAACGAATTGTTATTACCTACTGTGCTACTTAGATTCCAGTTGAGTACGCCAAGCAAGTTTTCAACTTTGCCATCAACAATAGTTGATTCCATTGCATTGTGATCAAATGGTAGATCTAAGAACCATTCTGGTAAATGGTTTTCATCAATAGGATATGCAACGCTTGTGTAACCAATTGGATTATCCTTAAGCTTACATACAATGACTTTCTGGCCATCAGTAATTTTAATACTGTAGTTGTCGCTGTACATTTTCTTAAGTGTATTCCAATTTAGTGCAGCCCTAACGTGACCTGGCATATTGAATTTACCCATCTTCTTTTCCATGTCGCCATAGTAAGTGAGCTTGTTAACACGCTTTGGTGTACCCTTTTCCCATGCAGGTCGTGTAGTAAACTCCTCACGGAACGCAACGATCTTATCTAGAATGTCACGCTCTTCTGCACCACACAGCACATCCATTAGAATCTTGCTTAAGAAGTCCTGCACTACTTTTGGAGTATCTGAACGCTTAAGATCAAGTCCCATAGCTTTTACTTTGCCTGGTTTACCATCAACATCTTGACGCTTGCCTTCCTTATCATAGATAAGCACTGCATAACGCTTCTTAGTAATGTATAGACCGCGACTTGCAACAAGTTCACGACCGCCTTTAATAATAGCGCCAAGTTCACGTGGACAATGGAATGCTTGCTCCATAAATGCTGGGAAGCTCTGATTAACTTGATCTGCAATGTTGTCATATAGCTGTACACAAATCTCTTTGTTCCATTCCATACGACCAGCTTCAACATCTTCTTTGATAATAGGCCACGCACTAAAGTAAACAGAGTCAGTATCACCATAGATGATTGAGTCACCCACGTGATCATACTTGCCAGTAATACATTCGTTTACATAACTGTCCATATGCTTAGCAATGCTACGACCAGTTAGTGTAGTAGATTGACCAATACGTTTGTCAAAGAAACGACATCCTGGATTTAAGATTGCGCCGTAAAGTGAGTTAAGGTTAATCTTCTTAACTAACTGACGCTTGTCCCAAAACTCTATCTGTTCCTTGTCGCCTGCTGCGATAGCTTCCTTCAACTTTGCCTGCATTACTTTACGTTCTGCATACCAACGTTCAAGCAGACCTGGTACAACGCCCTTACGTTCATAACTAAAGATCGTGCCGTTTGCACTCATAATCCATGGCTGATTGCTTTTAAAGATCATGTTGAAGACTTCGTGTCCAGTAAACACATCCTCAGTGCCATCTGCCCAATCAATTGTAATCTCTACACCACGCTTTTGTTCCATAACTGCGGTGTACTCTAAACTACCAAACAAACCTTCCCACGCTTCTGCAAAACTGCATTTTTCGTTTTCCATTTTATTAGTAATGTATTTGTCAGTCATAATTGGTCTTAGCTGACCAACAATGCTTTCTGGCGCCATGTTAAGCGCACGAATTGCGGATGGGTATAGCGAGTTAATGTCAATTGCGCCAATCCATTCATGCAATCCTTTTTTAGGATATGCAACGTATGCACCGGCAGCTTGTGTGTTCTCACCATGATTCTTACGATCAGGTACAACTAATCCAAGACTATGTGCTTCGTTAATGATAGCTTGTTCTGTTAGTGCAACTGCACCCATAGTTGTTTGGATTAGCACAGTGTTTTCATGTGCGAGAACGTTAGACAAATCCATAAACTTAAGCTTTGCATCAAGCTTACCAAGCAGTGCAACGTCTTGTCTGTTATACGCAATGAACTTTTCAAAGTCCTTGTTGTACAGTGCATCTAAGCTGCCTTCGTAAACAACCTTACGCTCACCAAGTTCGTAATCACCAATAGCGTCGAGAGAATAGCTGTGGCGCTCTTCGTAAGTGTACTTGCGATACAAGTTCATATAGTCAACGTGAATGCGACCAACTAGATCGAATGTTTGGCGAACTGCACCAAACTTTTCATACTCACGACCTTTTGGCATTTGCTGCCATAAACAAAAACGACGTGTATCATCTTTGCTTAGGATACGTGCAGTGCGGTTAATACAATATGGAATATCGTAACCTTCACTGTTCCAACCACTAAGCACGTCTGCGTCCTCAATTAGATCGAGGAATGTTTTCATCATGTCTGTTTCTTCTTCAAACATGAATGTGTTATCAAACTTTGCACCAATCTCATTTGCACTTTCCATGCTCATTCCATTTGGTGGAATTGCAAGTGTGACAAGCTGATCTAGCCACTGTAAGTAAACTGTAATAGCAGTAATCTTTGTAAACGGATCTTCGGGTGTACTAAAACCTTTTTCAGGATCGAAGTCCGTTTCGATGTCGAAAAATGCTACGTGTAACTTTGGAGCATCCTTGCCTAAATAATTTTCTGCAAGACAACGGAACACAGGATTCATATCGCTTTCCCATGTTGTCTTTCCCTTACGCATAGCAAGTTCCTTACGGAACTCCTTATTGTTGCGTGTACTAAACCTACTTACAGGTGTATCATAAATTGTTTTGAATTTGCCCTTGGGGTCATCATAATAAAAGATGTACTGGGCGGGATAATCTGTGTAACGGCGTTCGCCATTTACTCGCTCCACAATATGGATGCGATCTCGTTCTCTGTCAAACAGAGCGTCTACGTAACTCATAAAAATCTCCTAGTCACTTACGGCTGACCTACCTCTACATGCAATTGAATTGCGTTTTAATTTATAACAAATATCGCGGGAATTAACAATTAACTTTTCCATATAGCATACAAGCTATAACGGTTAAAGTTTTCTGGCAATGGGGTCGTCATCCAATGCGTTACTCTAAAATCATTGTTCATTATGTATCCAGAGTTACTGTTGTATGGCAGGGATATATTTTTGCCCTCGTATGAGAAATTAGTAGCTAAGTTAGCATTGCAATTGTTTAGGTATATTTGCAAGCTGGTTCCAATAACTGGATTGTCTGTATGAGCCTCAATTTTGTAAGGGCTTACATCTTTCCAAATGTTTAGACCAAGGAACTTATTATGGTTGGTTGAAAGCAGTGCATTCACTTCATTAGTAATTGCTTCCATACAAATATGTACTTCTTCAACTACAGTATCAAATTCCCAATTGAGTAACTGTCTACCAGGTAATGGTGGCTCAGCAGCTTTCCAATTTTCGTAACTATCTAAATATTTTAGGAACTTATCTAGCAGAGGTTGATATAGAAAATCACTCATAGCATATATGTGAGGACAAACAGTTTTTGTAGCAGCAGACATCTTTTCTTTTGAATAGATTATGCTGTCATCTATTAGTGTTTGATCAATTGGCATTTTAATTTCCTCTATCTATGTCTGCTGTTAAACAGTGTAAGCCAGAATCCCAAAAGTTTATGTGTCGAAATGGAAATACATGCGGGGTTATTCCATGTTGTTCAAGTATCTTGAAATTGCTTTCATTTACAGTAACACACCCAACGTTATTTTCATCTAAAAATAGCATGTTAACATCAAATGTTGATTCAGAAATATCCCCAGTCCAAGTGCTAAAATAATGTTCGATAAAGTCACAAAATTCATTATCGTACTCGGCGTCTTTTAAAATCCACTTACCATTGTTGAGAGATTTATAATTTGAATTGTTTGTACTTACAGATGGATTATTGTATACTATTTGCCATCCTGGGAACACTTTATGGTAAATTGATACATCAATATCCCTGCTTGAAAATATAAGTCCTTCACAAGCAATGAACATAACACCATCCAAATGTCCTTCACTTGGTATTACTATGCAATCGTAATTAGGAAATAATGCATTAGCCTTACGCTGTACATCATCTACATTATCACCTGGCCATGTTCCAACATAAATTTTACCATTAAACAAGCGATACATAGCTGAATCAACTTTTTGATCATACACTATGCGTTGTCTAGCCATTGCATTTTCTAAAGCTGTAAAGCAACTAAAATCATAATCGAACAAGTCTTCAATACAGCTAACACCAAACAAGTTTAATTCTTGTTTAACATATTCATCTAACTCATCAGTACTGTTAGGTGGATTTGTAGGCCAAGATTCTCCTTTGAGTGTATTCCATTTAGTGTTTAAGCTAGGAGTAGGCATGTAAAATGTATCCCCAATCATAGCAAGATGGTCTCGTGGGGTTAACATACTAGGTAATATTTTTTTACCAACCTTAAACGTAGTATCAGATGGGCGCAAGACTTGTATGTTATGCGACAGTAGAGACTTTTCTATTTGATTAAGATCTTCTGCTGTTTCTATTACTAAAGTTTCAAGTATATTTCTAATCCTACGATCAGCGATGTAGGAAAAAACGCTAGGGTCATATGTTTTGCCTAACATGCAAACATTGAGTTTGTCGGAGCTGTTGTTAATTTTATACATTTAAATTTGTTAATATACCTCCGCAATCATATGAAATAGGGTCACCGTCAAAGCGAATAATAGTTAGTAAATTAGTTGGTGTTGTTCCTAATGATGTGCAAAGATCATTGTAGTATGTTCCATACTTGTTCCACAAATGATCGCGAGTAAACGTATTGATCATATGCATACCACATGAAAACTTATTTGAGTTAATTGGTCCGTAGTAATGATTCATAATAGTAATTGAATCCATTGTGCGTTGACGAGACCAACGCAAACCAACTTTATTCCAAGTCATTGCAAACTTAGATAGACTCATTGCAAACGACTGTATGCGAGGATGCGATAAGTCAATAACTAATCCACTTGCAAGCGGCAACCATGCAAAATCAATGTGTATATCAATGTTACGATCTTCGCAAATTTGTAATAGTTGATTCCACTCTGGACGCATACCGCCATAACCATAATGAGGCAATGTTACTATTAACGGCATATTTGGTTTAAGGTCTTCCACCTTAACCCCGTATTTGCCCATTAGCCCATAGTAAGCGTATTCATTCTCAATTATTTGGAAATTATCTTTACCATAACGTATGAAGAATGATTCGATATACTGTGTGTTGCCAGTTGTTATATCAATTTGATCAAAGTGTTCCCACCCATACAATGTATTGAGCTTAGATGATTTAAACCAAGCGTCTGCTGCTGTTTTAAATTCTTCTCTAGAAACTTCTACTTGTGGATTTTTAAACCAGTTTTCTTTGAATTGTGCAAATTCTTTATCCCTTATGATAGTGAGGGCAGGAGAAAGTTGCTCTTTAGTAAATTGAAACATTGTTCATCCTTCCAGCAACACAATTCATAACAAACATATAAAATGGGCTAGTAAAGTTTAATCTCCAAACACCGTTAAATCCAAAATGTGTTTCTGCAATAATAGTTTTTTGCAGATCTGGATTTTGTTTTGCCCAATGCTCAGGATAATCTGGTTCATTATAGCTTCTGCTAAAGATAATGTTTTGTATGTCAACGCCGTCGATAATAATTTTATCAAGTATAAGTGTTTGATGAATATCGTTAACTGGGCGACTTTTTTCTTTATTATAGCGATGAATACGCAATTGGTGTTGTTGATTAAAATACAGTGTATGGTTAAACTTTACAACAGTATCGTTGTCAATTAACCCATCATACTTACATTCATCATTAATGAATATTTGAGCACCGGGTGGAACATCTGCATAAACAGGTTTTAGATAAATTTCAAAAGTAATATCTTCACGGTCTTTCATCAGTGATCCTAAAAAACTAGACAGCAATAGAGTTACTGCTGTCTAGTTTAATTTTAAAAGTTTTATTCTGCTTTACCGACTGCGGCAAGAACATCTTCAAGCATACTAAAGTCCTCAGCATGGCGTTGATATTCGCCCTTGTGTGCAATGTTAATTGCCTTCTTTAGGATACCTGGCTTAATCTGTAGCTCTTCGGCTACAGCCTTAATAGTGTCACTTAAGCTACCATTAAGATCCTCAACTTCCTGAAGGATTGTTGAACCCTCGCGGATAATTTGAGTAAGCTTTGCCTTTTCTTCAGCATTAAAATTACGTGTTGTTGTCATTGTACTTCCTTTGCTGAGAACAAGCTAACATTGTTTTTGCGTAAATGCAAAATTAAACTCTGCCTTGTCCACGATAAGCTTTGGTTGAAAGCTTTGCGCTACGACTCTTTGGACGACTGTTATTGCTGCCTCCAATTGAAGTCTTCTTGCCACTGCTGCTGCGACCGAGGACATTCTTTGCGGCGCCTTGAGCGCCGATACGTGCTTTAGACATTTTGATTACTCCTTTAATTGATATTAAGATTTTTACTTAGCACCTGAGGCAACCATGTAAACGCCGCTTAGAGCACTTGTTGTACAGATAAACTCTACTTCTGCAATACCAGTGCCACCACCATTATATTGGAAGTTAGCAGCACCAGTTGAACTGTTAGTTGCTGTTAGCCCACTAACTGTTACAGTAGGTGCTCCAGGGCCGCCCTTCATGTTTAGCACGATTAGCCTAACTACTTTACCTGCTACAGGATTTGATATAGTTACGGTAAAGTTATTTTGGCTGTTGTCCAATATGACGATACCTGACGCTGTGGTTAGATCTAACGCATAAGCATTGGCAACGACAGTTACAGGACCAGTTACTGCATGATACTGATTTAATGTTAATGCTGCACTACCATCGTAAGTAGTGCCTGATGACATCTTGACGCCAAAACCTGCTGTTAAAGCGTTGCTGACTTTACTCGCTGTTGAAGCATTACCAGTAACATTGCCAGTCAATACTTTGCCACTAGCCATTGTGATGCCAGTGCTATCAATTGTTGCAACAGTAGCTGGTGTTATTGTTCCGTTTTGGGTAACATAAATTTCTACTCTACTCCCGCGAGCAGTTGGAGTATAATTTTCATTAGCAAGTATGCTTATACCACCAACACCAATACCGCCATAACCATTAGACGCCCATCCAGCAGCAGTTATTCTTCCTAGTCTGTCACCTGATTGAACCGCAGATGTTGAAGCGTTAGTACCACGGCCTGCTCTAAATGTAAATTCACCACCAGTTAAACTGGATGTAGAATCAAGACCATACGTATCTAAAACCAACAATGCTGTTCTGTTATCTCTTCCAGTAAATTGTGCAACAGAACCACTTATTACAGTTGGTGTTTTAGTTAGCCCGTCTGCATTAATAGTAACATTAAGTGGTGCCATTAAACCAAGATCAGTTTTGTTAACTACATTTAAAGTTCTTAAACTGGTATCGCCTTCGCTATCAACGCTGAATACAGGATCGTTAGTTAATGCTTCATTTACATTATTGTTTGTAGTATGTATATGAAACTCGCCAATTACATTAATAGAACCTTCACCATTTGAAACTATGTTTACGTCTTGATCTAAGTTAATAGAACTTAAGCAAGCACCATCTTGATCGCCTTCGTTAGTGAAAGCGTAAAAGTCACCAAAGTTAAATGGAATGCCGGTGCTATCTAAACTTAACGTACCATCACTGGCAACTACAACTCCAGGACCTGCTTTAATGCCACCAATTGTTGTTTCTGTTGCAGCATTAATAGTGCCTCGGAATGACCCATTATAATAAGTTAATAATTCTTTAGTTGTAGGTTTATACCAAAGGTCTCCGACGCTAGGATTAGAAGGAGTAGATGTGCTAACTAAAGCTATACTGTTTATGACCTTGCCGCCTGGCGTAACACCATCGCTGATTCTTAGTAACTTCTCGTCAGTATCATAGAATAGTCGATCTTTATGACCTACATATGTTTCTAAATCTGTTCCATTATTTCTGCTTAGGAAGAAATCAAAGATTGCCATTAATTTATCCTGTTATGTCGTTGTCTTCACTTGCTACTTGAACTACAGCAGTAGTTGGTAAACCAGCGTTTTTCTTTAATACATCAATCTCATCGCTTTCGCCACCGCAACCACAATTAGATTCTTCGCCTTCTTCCTCTTCGCCATTTTTATCAAATGCATTTTCAACACCAGTTGCTTTCTTAAGCAATTCAATCTTTTGTTGTAGCGGAGGAATCATTGTTTTATCATCAGTTTGATCAGTATTGTCAACATCAACTTGCTTTAGCCCAGTAACTGGGGATAAGCTTGCTTGTGGCTGCATATTAGATTGTACATTGTCCATGCCCATTGAGTCTATAATGTCGGCTAATTTTCTAAGCATTTCACTTGGATTCATCATTGTTTTTCCTTAAATTACACACCTGGTTTCCATGGTCTCGAAGGCAATAGTCCACCTACGTTTGGATTATCCACTACATTATTTCCAGAATATTGTGTAGGTAATCTCGTAATATCATAGTCGTTGTTTGCTCTATAATATGGTTTATTGTGGTCTCCGCCTGCTTGACGTTTAGTCTTAGCTAAAGCCAACTTAGCCTTTTGACGAAGCTCTTTTGTTGCGAGTGTTGAAATACCATTTAATGCCATAAACATATTTATACTTTTTAAAATAAATATTCGTATGCAAACCATCTACGCTTTCAGTTATAACCCCGTAATTGCCACTGGTACTAACACTACAGGAACCAACTGGCGCATGGCTTATCAGCAGCCTATTATGCTTTACAAAGGCACAACTAACCTTTTTAGATTAGTCGTTTTCAGCGTAAAGCAAAAAGTAGTTGATTTAACCAACTACAGCGTACAAGTTCAACTTGTTGATAAAGAAACGCAAGAGCATTTTGTAACAAAAACAGCTAGTATTACTGCACCAACTTCTGGTGTAGCAACTATTGAATTTACTGAAGAAGACTTGCGTTATTTGCAGCATAGATTTTATCACTTAATTGCTAGACTAGTTAACCCAAGTGATGGCAGTACTTTAACTTCTAGCGAAATATTGTACCTCGATGATAACTATGGCGCATTTACTCCAATAACAATTGAAAATGCTTGGAACTTTAATCCAACTAGCATCTCAACAGTAGATGGTATCCCAGAGATTACATTTACTGGAATTGGACAAACCCCAGACAACTTAACTGGTGAAGCTGGTAATTTCTTAAGAGTTAATTCAAGTGAAACTGCACTAGAGTTTAGCAATTTTTTAAACTTCGATAAGAATATAATTCCAAGTGTAAATGAAACATTTAACCTTGGTGACATTGGTCGTCGCTGGGGCATGGTATTTGCAAACAGAGTAAACGTTGGAAACATTTGCATATATGGCACACAACTTGGTTGTGAATATAGTCCTGAACTTGACTTTAGAGTTTTAACTCAAACTATTAAGGTAACTGATAATTCCACTGATCCTGCACATTTAGTTGGCGATGGTATGTTTGTTGCATTCAATGATACATCACACTCGCACGATGGTCCACGTTTAGAAGTTTGGTACGGTGAACAAGACAATGAAAATGATCCTCCAGGACAACACAGTCTAGATTTTAGAGCAGCAGCAAACAGTTATGTTGAATTAGCAAGTCACGATTTAAACAGCTTTATTGGTGTTGATGATACTGGTCCATTTATTCAAACACAATGGCAAAATGATCCAAGTAGAGCTTGGAGATTCTTAGGCGATGGCGAACTTCGTTTACCAAGTGCTGGTAGCAGAATTACTAGTGAAGATAGTCAGTTACAGATTGTTATGACTTTTGACGACATCAGATATCTAACTACTGCTCCAAACGGCACAATTTATCAAACTATTTTTGACTCATCTGGTAAAACTTTCTTTCCAGGAGACTTGTTGCCAGGCACTGCAAATTTCCCAATTCCAGATCCGGCCCCAGTGTTTAGTTTAGGTTCTATAGAACGTCCGTGGAAAGATTTGTATCTAAGCAACAGTACAATTTACTTAGGCGGTGTGCCAATAAGTGTAGACAATGCTGGAACATTAATAGTTAATGGAGAACCAGTTTCAGGCAATGGTGATGGCACAGGCGGATTACCTACCGTTACTATTCCAGGAGTTGCTCCAACAACTTATAAAGGATTGCAAGTTGCTTATGGTATGATTCACACTAACAGCAACATTGATGAATATAATGTTAACAAGATTGTTATTCATAAACCAACAAATGCAACTGTAACAATAGACCCAACAAGCAGTCAAGACAATTTCCGTGTTAGTGGATTAGCTGACAGTGATGTATTAGCAATGTTTGTTGTTTATGGTGAGGTCAATGGACCTAAGAGTCTATCAACATTACAGGCATTTGCTGAGGCAGCAATTGATAATGTAATACTTGACGGCGGTGTAGAAGGACAATTTAATACTGTAGATGAGATGAAAGCAGCCTTTGCTAGTAACTACCAAACTTTAGCAAGTGCTGCCAACGGACTTTATGCAAACTTTGATTTCTTAAGCGTTAACACATACTTTAATGTTAGCGCCGTTAACCAACTGCTAGGTAACGGATTTGTATTCACAGTTGTTAGCGCAGCAGAAGGCATGACAGTTACACCAACAACAGCAGGCACAGGCTATGCTCTTGGAAATAAAATACTTGTTGATTATACAGAATACGGCGCAAGCGATGGTAGATACAACATTGTAATAACTGTCTCAACTGTAGATGAGAATGGCGGCGTGTTAACTGCTACAGCAGAACCAGAACTACCAGGATACGTTTATTCATATGATACTTGGACTGGATTAGTTGGTTATAACAGAGTTGGTAACGGGTTTTATGTTTACAATTTAAACTACAACTTAACAAACGACACTATCGAGTTATCTAGTTGGAACAGCGGTAATAGTTATTATGTTGGAGATCGTTTTAAGATATTAGGCACAGACATTTACGATGATAATAATGTTGCTTTAGCTAGTCCAGCTAACGATTTAATAATCACAGTTACCTCAGTAGTTGGCGGTGGTGGCATTAACACATATACAATAAGCGGAACAATACCTCGTCCAGTAGGAATTTGGCCAAATAATAATATCAGTGACGGTGGCGCAGATCAGTATGATGGTGCTAACTATATCAACACTAATTTCGTTCAAGAAATTGCATACAATAGTGGTAATACAGTCACAGACGGAACAGCATTTGGCAATGGCGCTGTTTATAGTTTTGCTTATCAACCAAGTATGTTTGCACTCTTTGCTACAAACAATTCTGCAACATATGTAGAAACAAGCGGAAATAGTGGAGCAGATAGTAGTAGTATTACAGAAGCGGGTTACATTTATGATCCTGGTTCTCCAGAACAGACATTTACTAACGCCGTTACACACCTCAATGTCATTGGTACACCATATGCTGGGCCAGAAGTAACTTTCACAAAAACTGATGGGGGTTCAGAAGTTGATATATTAATACCTGATGACGGCAATGGCGCCGGCGTAGGCATTACAAGAAGCAACAACCAAGGTATATACAATCCATACAGGGAAGGAAGTTGGAATAGTAGCGTTAGCCCAGGTGGAATATTATGGAACATTGATGGTTGGGCAGATCTTACTACTGTTGAGTCAAGAACATATGCACCATTATACGAAACATTTGCTGGTGGATTAGGCAACAAAATTGTTGGTACTGAATGTGTAATGTATTTGCCAGATAACGGCAAATACTACACAGTTAAGTTTACAAGTTGGACTCAAAACAGCAACGGCGGCGGATTTGCTTATATTCGTAGAGAGTTAAATCTTAATAGTCTCGAAGAAGGAATTAGATTCCCTGACGGAACACGTTTGAAATCAGCAGAAGGGTTAGGTCGTGTAAAGTTAGAAAGCCCAGGTAATAGAAGGATTGAGGAAGCTTACGGTTACAAGGCTGTAACAGTTTTACCAGTGCAATATACTACAATTACAGCTACAGCATCAAGAGCTGGTACTAACGAAATTACATTTTGGATTGATACTACCGCAACTACTATAGATGATATACTAAACAATCCTTTTGGTTATGGTATTTGGGAAAGTGCAGTATCTCCTGGTGTAGCACAGTTCAGTCTAGATAACAGCACTTGGTATGATTATTCCGGCAGTATTTCTGGGGATGGAAACGAATGGGGTATTGGCGTTTACCCTAATAGAGTTGATTATAATCAAGGCGATACTATCTACTTTAGATATAGAACAGGCGGCGAACCTGCTATATGGTGGGACAAGAATGATTTACCAAGCGGCGGCAGCAATTTCCGTGGCGCGGTGATAGACTATCATTCTTATGATGGTAATGCTGGTACGATGGTAGGGACTATACACATCGTTAATGACAGCGGCGACGAAAACGTTGCCCACACTGAAGTATTCAGTGGCGGCAGCAACGGAGAAAACATTGTGCTATGGTACCAAGACAATGAGAGTCAACTCAAGTTCAAACGTGTAGATGGACAAGGCACTACTATTAAAATTCAGTGGAGTGCTAAAGTGTTCTACGGATCAGAGTTTTGGGATTAATCAAAGGCGATTTAAATGACAAGAATATACAGAATACCAACTAGTCAAGTTGACGGCAACGACAGCAATGCTAATAACACTAATGAGATTCGTCCCTATGGTGAAATTGGATTGTTTAGAGGGGACAATGATAAACTAGAATTACTAATGTTTGATGGCACTCGTACACATGCTAAGAGCAAGGTTCTAAACAAAGGCACGCTCTATGGCGGCGATGCTGATAGCGGAGACGGTGTAGGTTTTGATACTATTAAACTTGTTCCAGACGCTATATTAAAAGGACAAGGGAGCGAGCAATACCTTATAATTGATCCAACATATCCAAATCATATACACATACGAGCAGGTGGAACGCAAGATAACTCAAGTGCAGATTTGTTCATTGGCGGCGAACAAACACACGTTAAAGTTAGCGATGGTAACGATAGCGTCACTGTTAGAACTAGTTTTATTGGTGAAGGTATTACAGAGTACAATTGGACATTTGATTCTGCTGGTGACCTAACTGTCCCAAATTATATAAAATTTAATTCAAGTACTTTTATTGGTGATGTATCTGGCGGTGAAGTTTCTGTTTTTAGAATTTGTGCAGCACCAAGTCATGGTATTATGTTAACATCTGATTTTGGAGAAGGTAACAGCAATAAAACTTGGTACTTTGATACTACTGGTTACTTAATGTTTCCAGATAGCACTGTACAAAGTACAGCGTGGGCAGGAGGAAGAATAGTTAATGCTCCTAATACCAGTAAAGGGGCTGTTGGTGATTTAGCCGGTGATATGGCATTTGACAATAATTATATCTATCGTTGCACTGCCAATTATGCTGTTGTTTCATATAATACTACACTTACCAGAGAAACTAATAATTCTAGCGTGTTTTACATTCCTGATTTCGATGAGTTTCAAAACCCTACTGGAGGAACACTTCAATTTAATCCAGGAGCAGGTGGTCAAATAGTAAATATTATTAGTGCTGAAATAGATGGAACAGAATGGGCATTAACCTTGGATACTAATGGTAGCGCCGGTTTAGGAACCCCAGTAAAGATTACATTATCTAATTCTGACATATGGCGTCGAATACAATGGTCAGGTAATTCTTGGTAATTAACTTGACTGATATGTTTTAGAAAAGATATCTTTCTTAACTACACCATAATCGCCTGGTCCGTGACGAACAATAACGTCTTCACCAGCAGTGTAGTTTAGTGTTTCACCCCAGCTTGTTTTTACTGCACCATTATGATCTGCTACTTTGGCAGTCTTAACAATCTTCTTTGGTGTTGCAGTACCATCTTCATTATCATCATAAAGCTGTGCAAACTTTTGTGGAGGAATTGGGTATTGTTCTCCCTTAGGCCCAGTGATAACTTTAAAACCAGCACCGTATGCAACAGGACCTTCAAGTGTTTGGATAGTGCCTGCGTCTACAGCAGTAGTATACTTCACTGGAACTGGTTGCTTCCATGCTTGGAACCCGCCATTACTGAACCATTCATCATTAATGTCTTCAAATAGATTGATAAGATTTCTCATATGCATAGTTTATAACTTTCTAGTAGTTTGTCAACTTATTGATTTAACTTTTGTAGATAATGATGGAAGTTCATATCTCTGTCGCCTAGACCATTCATACTTGGATTAACTTTTGCAGTAACACCAATTGTGTCTGAAAAGTCTTTTACTTCTGTACGTACACGATTTTTCCAATACCAAACAGCAATAGCCGCAGCAACTTTTGGATTGCTTGCGAGTTTTGGATTATTTTCTAAATCAAGCCCTAATGCTTTACCAGCACGACGATAGTTATCTCGTCCAGTAATGTGTATAAACCCACGACCTTTGTAACGCATACCATCACCTGCTTTTACGTTGCCAAGGATTGCTGCTTTCTTAGGGTTATGCTCGGGCTCGTATTTGTTAAAGTATTCTTTATTTCCAATCTCTACTAAATGTTGGAACCCTAGTGTCTCATGGGCAACTTGTCCCATAAACTGTGCAAGTTCTTGTCCTTGTATACCAGCTTTCTTTGCACTTGTAAGCACAATGCTTTCCATCTCTTTATTTGCATTAGTAGCTGTGCTTGGTTGTAACTTCTCTTGCTTTTGTGGTTCTGCTTTTTTCGTCGGAGCAATATCACCGCCAGGTATAGTAATTTCTAAAGGAGGTTTATCAATTGGGGGCGGCTGTGGTTTATCTCTTAATTGACCAGTTAATGCACCATAACCCAATGCACCAGCCATTGTTCCTGCAATTGCAGTATCTCTAACTTTATTCCAAATAGGGCCTTCGGTAACTTTATCAACAACTTTAATATTCTCATCTGGAACAATTTTGCTAGGAATAGATTTCATTCCTGCTTTCTTGTATGCATGGAATCTATGATGCCCGTCTAATACTTGATACCCGCCTTTGTACTTTCTTACAAGTATTGGTGGCAGTTTACTTCCGTTTCCTGCTTGTATTAGCTTTACCATTTTCATCATGTTAGCATTGTGTTTTGGATTATCCATCTTACTATCAGGTTCAAATCCAACTAACTTGTTTAATGGTATTTCATGCACAGGTAAAGTATCATCGTCATCACTCTCTACATCTGCACCATAGTATTCAGGATCAGTGTAAAGAGTTACTTTTGTCTCACCAACGTGTTTAAAATAGTTAACTTGTTTTTCTCTTTTTTCAGCACCAGCATGTGTTGGATATGTGCCTAGGTTCTTACCATTGTGGCTAACAAGTCTATATCCGCCTTTAACTTTGCGGATAGTTTCTGTAGCGAGTTTATCGTCGCCTTCAAATAAATCGCTTAGTAACATTACTTGCCTTTCTTAACTGGAACGCATTTGTCTTTTCCGTTCTCAGTTCCAGCGTAACGATAACCTTTCCAACAAGCTTTGCCATCTTTGCCTTTGATCTTGCCTTCGCTAACTGGGGTAGCAAACATATTCTTTGTGCTACCTGTACGAGGTTCCCCGCCTTTGATCCACACTTTATACATCTTACCATCAGCGCCTTTTACAGTTTTAGCATCTGGTGGAATAATGCCTGCACTTGGATTAGTTACAACATAAGCTTGTGTGTTACCAATTTGAACTCGTTGTGCGTGATCGTCAGCATACTTGCCTGCTACACCCATACCGCCTGCAATGCCTAGTGCAGCGCCAACTTTAGCAACATCTTTCCAACCTTCGTTCACAGTATTAACGACATGATAATGATTTGGTTTACCTTCGACTTTTTCAATCTTAACTTTATCACCGCTATTGAATGAAGTAAACCCTTTACCGCGCTTAGACTTAATAGTTACACCATCATTGTTAGCACTAACAACTTGTCCCATACGACCAGCAGCATTGCTATAAACAGTTGCGCCGCTCTTTAGCAAAAGAAATATTTCGTGATTAATATTTTTGCCACTGTCGTCACTAAATTGAGCAGTATCTTTGAACTCATCAACTGACTCTTTTCCGCCAACTAATGTATCATAATTGTCCATGCAAAGATAATCATGTTCCTTCATTAATTGAATAGCACGTTCTGTTAGATCATGCAAGTCCATGTCTGTCTTTGCATCTTCTTTTGCGTATTCTAGCATACGAATGAATAGAGGAATATCCATTGTAACTTTGTCAGTTGGGTTTACTTCTTCGTTGTTTACGCTTTCACTACCAACCATCTTCTTACCTGGGGTACCAGAGTCTTTAGCTTTCCAATAGCCAGTAAACTTAGGACCAGTTGATTTATCCATAGCTTCATCGAGTTGCTTCATTAAATCATTCAATAACATTATACTTCTTCCCCAGATCCTAAATTAATAAATCCAACAGTATCAACCATTAGTGCTTGCTTTCTGTTGATAATAATATCACCAACATCCATACTTGTGTGATCTACACCTAAACGGTCGATCATTGCTTCGGCTTGATTCTGTGGGCTCCAATTTTCAGCTTGCATCATATTCCATATCTTTTCGGGATCTGTTTCTGCTAAAGTTCCAATCAATACGTGAGTGCGACTTAGATTTTTTAAGTCAGGTAGTTTACCAGCGGACTGCAAACTTTTAAAACCTAACTTCATTTCGTGACTAAATTCTTCTTTCCAATACCAAATTTGGGTATTGCCTGGAGAATAATTGTCTCCAGCATCTTGTAAGCTATTAAAGCTCACAGCTTCCATTAAAATATCTAAATATTTCCTCATAAGCGCATTCGCCATAACGAGTCTCCAATACAGTTTATTTATTTGATTTTAGCTTTAGTGTTATGCTAAAAATAGCTATGAAACCTTCATATGTATTTGATGTAGA